TCCAGAACATGACGGTTTCCGGAGATAATGTCACTTTTGAGTGGGTGCTTGGAAGAAAAGTCACATCACACAAAGGCAGCGTCAGATTTGCGGTCTGCGTAAGAGAAAAAGGCTCAGAAAGAGAGTGGCACACCACTTTTGCTACCGGAAACGCACTTGAGGGAGAAGAACTCTTTGAGCCGGCAGAGCTGGAAGCAAGAGGACAGGATTTTATCGGGATATTGACATCCGATGCGAATGCAGATGCAAACAGCATCGAATCTGGGAAGAGCGCCTATGTGAACGGAAAGAAAATTGAAGGGGCACTGACAAGTAAAAACGAACTGTCTGTGAACGTCACAAAGACGGAGCTTGCATTTAAACAGTCACTTGCTCCTGGAACCGGAGCCGTTTACACTCCGGTAGTTAAACACACCGGCACGATCAAGTTAGCCAACCAGAATAATCCGGTACTACTCAAAGGCAATGTCGAAAAGACTTTCAGTTGCGTCGAGGATGCGCTGAAAGAAGCTATCAACAATGCTGCGAAAAACTGGATTGAGAAATGCATCCTCGCTACTCCGACAGTGGATTATGCATCGTATTACAAGAGTGCATCAAGGTATTTTAATTACGTTTACATGGCAGTCAAATGGTCAGAGGTCGATAATGCTACGTCTTATAAAGTTAGAGTTACAAAAGCAGATGGATCTTACAAAGAATATGATACGACCTATACAGCATTTTACAGCACTAATTACACAGATGATTTTATCGCTAACGGAATGGACGGAGCTACGGTGAGGGTCAGAGCTTATGGTGATAATGATACATTCGGCTGTTGGTCAGATGATACTAATATTGCGAGATTTGGATATTAGGAGGGGATAGCATGATAAGAGGCACCACACCTACGTTAGAGTTTACACTGCCGTTCGACACATCGTTGATCGCGAAGATGTATATCACGATGACACAGAATGGAAAAACGGCTCTGGAAAAAACCTTGTCAGATTGCAACTGCTCCGGTACGTCCGTATCACTAACTCTGACGCAAGAGGACACGCTGATATTACAGCAGCAGCCACGATCACAGGCTGAGATACAGATAAGAGTGCGGACTACAGCCGGAGACGCTCTTGCATCTGATATCATGAGCGTATACGTTGGCAGAATCCTGAAAGAGGGAGTGATTTGATGCGATTTGATGTAACTTTTCGCGAGCTTGATAAAAAACTGGACGTGGATTTTCGCACCGGCAATGAGCAGATCAAGGTTGACTTTGAGCACTTCCAGATTGTATCTGATCATGCCGGAGTAGAGTACTACAAGGGCGATTATACGGTCACTCCGAAAGTCGAAAAACAAGAGCTTGCGACACGTCAAAAGTTTCTGACAGAAAATGTAAAAATCAAAGAAATTCCATTCTTCGAGGTGTCAAATCTCGAAGGCGGGCAGACTGTATTTATTGGAAAGGAATTGTAATTATGGCTATTAATAAAGTTGTTTATGGCGGAGAAACACTGATCGACTTAACAGGCGATACCGTGACCGCTGACAAGCTGTTGAGCGGAATCACAGCGCATGGAAAAGATGGCGAACTGGTCAAAGGAGCGTGTACGTTTGACGTAGACTCTAACGATGCCACTGTCGCAGTTGCGGAGATTTTGAAAGGGAAAACCGCCTACGCAAGAGGTACAAAGCTTGTCGGTACGATGCCGAATAATGGAGCTGTGACAGGCTCAATTAAGACTCTGGCAGACAGCTATGTGGTTGCACAGGGCTACCATGATGGTTCTGGAAAGGTTGGGATTGATGCCACGGAAAAGGAAAAACTGACCGCCAATAATATCCGAGAGGGTGTGACTATCCTTGGCGTAGTTGGTGAAATGTCCGGCAGTGAGGGAGTAAAAGCACAGGCTAAGACGGTTACTCCGTCAAGCACACAGCAGACCGTTCTTCCAGACACCGGATATACGCATCTGTCACAGGTTACAGTGGCAAAGATTCCTTACGTGGAATCGGAAAACTCTGCCGGTGGTACTACGGTAACGATTGGTTAGGAGTGGTAGGATATGGCTGTAAATAAAGTAGAGTATGCTGGTAAGGTGTTGCTCGATTTGACGGAGGATACGGTAACTGCGGACAAATTGGTAAGTGGTGCAACTGCTCACGATAAAACTGGTGCAAAAATTGTTGGTACACTCGAAGATGTTGGCTCTGGTAAATACATCTGGAAAAAGCATATTGGAAAGGTGTGGGATATTACAAGAACACATCTTGGAACAACATCACCATCTGATTTTTCAAGCTTTGCATTCGGTGCTTGCATTGCAACAGATGATGGACATTTCCTTCTGAAAGGAGATCCAGATTCGCTCGGGAATGGATTTAGCTACATTAAAGGGAAAGGTGCTGACACACGTCCTAAAAGTGTGTACGAATTAAGTAACGAGTATTCTTATAATCAAGAATTTACGGCACATTATTATAAATTAGATATTGGCGCTACTTATACGGAAGGAAAAGGAAGCTTCATTGGATATGTATCTTCCGATAGAATAAGTACTTACCCTGACGATGGTTTGCAAGATGGTTATTACTACGAAAGACTTCAAACAGACTTATCTAGCGCCACAGCAACGGCATCTGATATTCTTTCGGGAAAAACAGCCTATGGAAAAGACGGTAAGATAACCGGTTCTATGACCGACAATGGTGCAGTCAGCAAATCTATCAGTGGCAAAACAGAAAGTTGTACGATTCCAAAAGGCTACCATGACGGAAATGGAAAAATCGGAATCGACTCATCTGAACAGGCTAAGATTATTCCGGAAAATATTAAAAAAGGCGTGTCAATTCTCGGTGTAACGGGTTCATATGAAGCAACTGCATCAGGTGGTTCATCAGAAAATAACTGCGAAGCTTATCTTGTAGATGTTACAAACCCAACGGTATCTTTTAAGAAAACATCTGGAACAATCAAGGCTTATGGTTATGCTTATGCTACAACAAAATCGCAGTGGGGTGGTTCTTCTACGACCGTTTACTCTTTTGATGGAACGAATTATTATAAAGCAGCGTATTATAGTTCGCCAACAGCAACAAATATCACGCTTGATGTTTCTGGTGGAAAACTGACAGGTTTACCATCAGGATTAAGTGGTGGAACATTACTAGTTGTAAGGGGTATTTAGAAAGGAAGATTACAATGATGAATCAGATTATCACATTAATTTCAGACAACTCATTTATCCGTATCTTACTGATTGCAGTAACTTTGGACACACTTCTCGGTGTCCTGAGAGCGATCAAAGAGCACAAATTTAACTCATGCGTAGGCATTGACGGAGCAATCCGTAAAGCAGCTATGCTTTTCTCGGTGTGCCTGCTCATGGCTACAGACGTGATCATGCATATCAATATCTTATTCATGGTGCCGGAAACGTACATTAAAATCCTCGGGATTGAAAAGTTAGGCATCTGCGAATTTTTCTGTCTGCTCTTTATCCTATACGAGGCGGTCAGTATCCTTAAGAACATGACATTATGTGGCTTACCGGTTCCGGCAAGCGCAAAGAAATGGATTCAGAAATTCCTCGAAGATATGACGGAGGAACTTCCGGAAGATGCCGTTAAAAACATTGAGATCAAGACAGAACCAAGAACTGAGGGCGAGTAATATCGTCCTCTTGAAAGGAGAGATACTATGGCACATTTATATGTAATAGCCGGTCATGGCGCCGGTGATTGCGGAGCAGTAGGATATGGATATACGGAGGCAGAGCGTGTGCGTGCGCTCGCTGCCAGATTATCGGCATTAGGCGGTGGAAATGTCACGATCGCCGATATGAACCGGAATTGGTACGAAGACAATGGTATCATGAGCCTTAATATCCCGAGCGATTGGCAGATTTTGGAGTTGCACATGGATAGTGCTTCAGCTTCAGCAAAAGGCGGTCATGTTATTATCAATTCTGCTTATAGCGCAGACCAGTACGACACGGCACTGGCAAGCTTTATCGGCTCGTTTTTTCCGGGGCGTGCAAAAAATATTGTTCCGAGAAGCGATCTCGCCAATCCGAACAGGGCTGCCACAAGAGGATATAGCTATCGACTTCTGGAAAATGGCTTTATCACAAATTCTGGCGATTTAAACAAATTTAATAGCCAAATAAATGACTTAGCAAGAGGTATCCTTAATGCATTCGATATCGCTACGGCATCTCCGGCAAAAGAAGATTCTGACGGTAAGGTAACATCCGGCGGAACATCTCAGGACTCCGTACAGCATTATGGTAAGGTATCCTACCAGTCGCATATCCGTGACATCGGATGGGCGTGCTGGCAGTCTGATGGAAAGATGTCAGGAACAACAGGACAGAACCGAAGAATCGAAGCGTTCCGTCTTATTCCTGTTGGGGAAACAGACGTAGTAGTGCATATCAAGGATATCGGTGATAAGGAATACAAAAATATCTCCAAAGACACAATCCTTGGCACTACAGGACAGAACAAGCGTATTGAAGCAATCAAGATCACCGGCAAAGATGCGCCGTACATCTACCGCGTCCACCAGAAAAACATCGGATGGACAGATTGGACATTCAATGGATCTTGGGCCGGCACAAAAGGAAAAGGATTGCAGATTGAAGCGATCGAAATTATGGCTGCTAAATTTTTGGTTAATCCGCACGTACAGAATAGAGGTTGGTTAGGAGAGAGAGCTTGTGAGAATATCATTGGTATTACAGGACATAACCTTAGATTAGAAGCTTTTAAAATCAATCCGCTGAACACCGAAATCAAGGCAAAAGCGCACATTGAGGGTATCGGCTGGAAAGATTATGGCATGGTCACAAAAGACACGGTAATCGGCACCACTGGACAGAATAAGCGTATCGAGTGCTTGTGCTTTGACGGAGATTTTGAGTATCGAGTGCACGTAAAAAATTCCGGTTGGACAGACTGGACAAAAGCGGATGGTGTTTCTACGCTTGGTACAGTTGGTCAGGCACTGAGAATCGAAGCTATTCAGTTTAGATAAACGGATA